AAGGTTAGCTACAATTGTCCCTGCTGTACCTGAAAAAACCTCACTATTATTTGTTGCATCTGGTATAAATGTAAATTTACCTGCGCTATCGTCAAAACCAAAAAAGCCTACTTTAGCAGCAGAACCTGTATGGTATCTAAACTCTATACCACGATCTTTGTTGTCATCTGCTGAAGGCGCTGTATCTCCCCCAACAGTAAAAACAGGATCATCTATTGTAACTGTAGTGCTATTTACCGTAGTAGTTGTGCCGCTAACAGTTAAATCTCCTGTAACTGTTAAGTTTTGACTCATAGTAACATTACCACCAGAGGCAATTGATATTGCGTCTGTATCACTAGATGAACCTATATTACCACCGTCAGATATTATAAGATTACCACCAGTAATATTTCCTGTAGTAGTAATTGTGCTAGACCCAGTATTAATAGTACCAAAACCAGATGTAATAGAACCTGAGTCAAGAGCACCTGTGCTAACAAGATTTGGCATTGCTGTTATTTCATCGTCAAAGTATGCAGCAAGGTCTGTAACAGCAACTTGTACCATTGTACCATTATCATTTAGTATAACACGATCTGCATCTGCTACAGTTGTTGAAGTAGCTGAAGTATCTCCATCTAGTATATTTATTTCGGCAGTTGTTGAAGTTACATCTTTTAGTTTATTTAACTCTGCTGCACTAGCTGTTACTACAGTACCACCAAGAGCAAGACCATTAGTACCATCGTGAGATGCAATATTAAAATCAAAAGAGCCATCAGCAAAGGTAGTGTTACCTGTAATAGTAATAGTACTACCGTCTGCACTGATGCTGTCTAATGCAATATTACCTACATTAGTAATATTTGCATCACCAAAAGATGTAGCAGGTAGCACAGTAGTTCCCGTAGCTGTAAAGTTAGCAACAGTCGTTTGACCTGTAACATCTAACGTACCTGCTATCGCAGTGTTACCACTTGTATCTGCGACAGTAAACTTGTTGGTGTCCATAGTAAGACCACCATTAAGAGCAGTAGCGCCTGTTACTGTAAGTGAATTTAGTGTAGCTAAACCAGAAGAACCTATTGTAGTAAAACTACCTGCACCTGCACTAGAGCCACCGATAGTAACACCATCAATTGTACCACCGTTAATGTCAGCAGTGTCAGCTACAAGATCATCTATTAAAGCTTGCCCATCAACATATAAATTACGCCACTCAGAGCCTACAGCACCAAGGTCATGTGTGTCATCAGCAGAAGGAGTAATAGCAGATGCAACATCAGCAGTAAGAGTAACAGTATCTGATGCAGCATTACCAAGAGTAGTGTTTCCATTTACTGTTAGGTTTGCAGTAATAGTGGCACTTTCATCTACAGTTAGGGTATCTATTGTAGCTGTACCATCAATAAATAAATCTTTAAATTCTGTTCCTGAAGCACCAAGATCAATGTCATTGTCGGTTACAGGGACAATAGCACCATCCTGTATTCTTATTTGCTCTACAGCAGCAGAAGATACCTCACTAAAAAATCCTATACGATTATTAGATGTATCTATTACAATTTTATTTAATCCATCACTATCTGCTAAAGTAGATATAAATGCACCTTCTGCAGTTGAACCATCATGTTTGTGACCAGATGTTTTATTAAAAGCATCTCTTATTGCATTAAATTCATTGTTTACTGGACCAGATTTTACAATCTCACCTGGTTGTATATTACTGCTTGATTGTCTTGTATAACCTGCCATTTTATAACCTATCTCCTACCCCAAAAGTAATCACTAGACCTTGTATACTGTGTGATGCTTTTGTATCATTAGTTACATATCTAAAAGATACTGATTTTCCTGAACCTGAAATATTTGTTCTACGTACTGGTGAAGGATCACCATCAAAAACAGCCCCACTTGTTGCATCATCTGCTGCATAAGCTGCTTCATTGTAATATGCTGCTGCATTATCGTTTGTTAGTGTAAAATCTGTAGGACTTAGAATGTTTGAATCTTCGTAATCGTAAACAGCAGACATAAATAATTCGTTGTCACCCTCAGAACGCATATATGTTGCTACGTTGTAAAATATTTTTCTTTGTTCAGGATCTTGCATATAGTAATAAGGTGTTTGATAAGAACTAAATATCTCACTTCCACCAAAACTATTACCTTTTTCTTGTCTATATACTTTACCTGTAGTATCTCCATGAAGAACAAATTCATTTTGACCTATGTAACCGCTATCAGCACAAGTAGCCTGTATTCCAAGTAATTGTCCAAATTCTAAGCTTATACCATTGGGAGTTTGTCTAAAACCTCCTATAATTCCTTGAGTGTCTGCTGCTGCAAAAAAGTACCTAAACTGTGTTTTCTTTCTAATTATTACAGCATTTAAACCTTCAAGGTCAATGTCAAAAATAACATCAGCAAATATAGACTGAATATTTTTTGAGACTGTTTCTAAATTAACATCTCCAATTTTATCTGTACCTGAAACAGGTCTAATACCATCTTGAGATAAGAAAAGCAGATCACCGCCTATCTCTAAAACACTATCTGAAGCTAAACACCCTAAGTCATCTGTAATAGTTTCTAATACAAAGTTAGAGATATTATTACCAACAAGTTTACGAATATTATTCGTACCAAAAATGTACAGGGCATCTCTAAAAGTCTTTATAGCTACTATAGGAAAACCTACATTTATTACCCCAGATCCATTTGCTGCACTAAAGTCTGTTTCTGCATAGGGAGCACTAAAGTATAAGTTTGTATTTTCTGCAGGATCACCTGCTAAAAACATATGGTTTTGAAACACCGCAGAAAATTTAGGGTCTGTGGGTGCATCTGCATGAGTAACCTGAGTGTATGTTGTACCATCGTAAGTAGCTGCAGGATTGATACCGTCTGTTAGTATTACCTTTGGACTACCAAAATTGTATTTTGTAAATCTAACCTTAGTTACACCTGACATTGTAGGTGAGCCAGAGGTACTTATAGCATCCCATGCACTTGAAGTATTATTCCATTTATGTAAATAGTTATTACCACTAGAAGGGGTACGGCAAGCTAATATACCATCATTTATGCCGTTTATTACACAAACACCAAGTACATTTCCTGTGCCTGTAACTGTACCATAGTCGTGGCTAAATCCATTTATTTTGCGATAGCCACCAGTAACAGCAGGTTCATAATTAGTAAGCCTAATTGCAGAACCAGGTTGTCTTTCACCTTGTGACAACACATCCCTGTTTGTATTTAGCCCACCTTCACAGTAGGCTTTAAAAGAGGCTAAATTTTCTGGCATTATACAATACTGCTAATAGTGTTACTGAATGATTTGTTTCTTTGTATTACTGTTGATCTAACATCAAGTGGATCATCCATAAGTACCCGTCTCATAGATTTTATACCATCCTGAAAGTTTTGTTGATGTATAGCAGCACTTTGATCGTTAGATCTAAATCTCATCATGTACATCATAGCACCATCAATTAGTACATGATTAAATCTATCTGGAATAACAGATGTATCATCAAAAGCTGTGAGATCTGATGGAAATGAAAAGTACACATACTCTACTACATAACTATCGTTTGGTACAGGTGTAACACCAAACTTTGCTTCTAGTGTTTGATATACACGTTGTGGTGCTGAGATGCCAGAACCAGAATCACCTTCATCATCTAACCCACGAAATTTTTGAGTATATTCTTCAAAAGATATTGTAGGTAAAAAACTAGGTGTATTACCTGCAGACCCTAGTTTCTTTATATAAAAGGTATCCCAATCTACAGAAGCAAAATCAGCAGGAAAAGCATATTGCCTAGTACCTGCTGTTAGTGTCTGTGTGTTTGTTGTTTTTAAGAATGGAAACTCTTGTCCTGTTTGGACTATATTTCTAATGGAGTTATTAATAGCATCTTTAGCAAGTGCTTGAACATTACGTACTGTAGCAAAGCCATCCCCTGCAGTGTCTAACGTTACTTCGTTTAGACGAACAAGAAGCTGATTTACCAATGTTATATAAGTTGCCATAAAAAAATCCCTTAGATAAGCTTAAAGGGGCAAGTTTCCCTGCCCCCTAAGTTAGTTATGCAAGTGCATCACGATCTACTTCATTAGCAGTACCGTCATTACCTATATCTGTGCAATCCATCATCCATGCCCAAATTCGGATCTTGCCTGTAGTAACAGCACCACCAGACAATGTTGCAATTGTCATGTCGATGTTGTCATCAGCTACAGCCATTAATGGTTGGAATGCCGCAGGGTTTTGACTAAAGACTCCTGCTGCAGATGTTCCATCAAATCCGTCTACAAAACAATCGGCATCTGCCCCTGTTCCTAGATCTAGAGTTAATGTAGAACCGTCAGAAGCTGTATCAACTTCCATACCTGCATTAAGGATCATAGTTCCTTTTTTGACTGCAATTACTGGAACGACATCAGAAGCTGCAAGAGCAGAACCTTTGTCAGACAAAGCAGTTGCTAGATTCAAAACAGTTTGAACCATGTAGGGTTTTCTACCTGGGTTAGCATTGGCTCCCCGAGCAGACTGAAGTGTATTATCACCTAAAGCCATAATTCAATCTCCCCTTACGCTGCGTTATATTTAGCAGTTACGATTGCTTCTGGACGAAGAATCTTTCTGCCGTATAGATGCATACCACGAACGATGTCAGCAAAGCTGTCAGGATCACGATATGTTTCAGTCTTACTGATCTGCTCGGCAGTTGCTACTGCTGAGTCATGACCTGCAACGATCACACCAAAGTTAGTGTTTTGGTTTGCAGAACCTGCAGTTCCTGAACCTGTACCTACGTGAGGAAGGTTTGAGGAAGTATAGAGTCTGAAGCCATGCATGTTGTTCAGTACTAGACCATTGCGTAGAGCACCTGATTCACCGTAATCAGCGTTTAAGAACCTTGAGTCCTCATCGGCTAAGATTTCCATGAACA